ATGGCTGGAAAAGAACTGAAACCGTGGTTCTCGATCAACGGGGCCGTGGGCGACCGCACGCTCAAGCAGCAGTTGAAGGGCCTGGGCGACCTGCGTGATCGCGTGGTCGGCAAGTCGGTGCTGGATGTCGGCTGCGCCGAAGGTCTGATCTCGACCTACCTGTTCGACCAAGGGGCCTCGGCGGTGCACGGTATCGAGGTGCGACCAGATTTTGTCGAAACGGCGAACAGCCTGCGCGGTGATCGAGCCTGCACTTTCGAGGCGACCGACGCCAACGACTACGCCCCCGTGCGCGACTACGACATCGTGATCATGCTCGCGCTGCTCCACAAGCTGCGCGATCCGACCGCGGCCTGCAAGCGCTTCGCTGCGGCTGCGCGTGAGATGGTCGTGCTGCGCTTGCCGCCGAAGGGCGCACTGGTGATAACCGACGACCGCTCGAACGGCGAGAAGCACGACATAGGTCGCGCAATGACGAGCAGCGGGTTCATGCTCAAGAAAGCGAATTACGATGGCCCGAAGGCCGAGTTCGTGGCCTATTACGAGCGGGTGCGGTAGTGGGCACGGGTGATTGGCTCATGGCCTCTGGCGAGGCCCGCAAGCTGCACAAGGCCAACGGTCTGCCGGTGATCATCGTCAACCGCATGGGCCGCCCGCAGTGGTCCGAGGTGTGGGACAACGTGCCTTACATCGCGCGCCGCCCAGGCGGCAAGCCGGTGAACCGCTTGCTCAACTGCCCCGGCTACCGGCCCTACATCGCCGGCAAGACGCCGAACAACTGGACATGGAAGACCTACAAACCCACGCCCGCCGAGATCGTGTTCACGCCCGCCGAGCTGGCGTTCGCCGAGCCGTATCGCGGCATGGTCATGATCGAGCCGAACGTCAAGGCGAACGGGCACGACAACAAGGCGTGGGTCACGGGCCGCTGGGATGAACTGCTCGACCGAATCAAGCTGCCTACGGTGCAGTGCCTGCAAGGCGGCACGCGGCCGATCCTGACAACGAAGCACGCGTTAACGCTGACGTTCCGCCAAGCCGCCGCCGTCCTGAGCGTCGCCAAGGCGTTCGTCGGCACCGAGGGCGGCCTGCACCACGCCGCGGCGGCTGTCGGCACGCCGGCCGTGATTCTGTGGAGCGAATTCATCAGCCCTGAGATCACCGGCTACGCGACAATGACGAACCTGCGCCACGCCGGGCGTCCGTGCGGCAACCGGATGAGCTGCCCGGGGTGTCGCAAGTCGATGGAAGCGATCACCGTCAACGAAGTCGTTCAAGCACTCGAAAGGATTCTCAAGTGAAACCCTGCAATGCCGCTACCTACCGCGCCGCGACCTTGAAGCTCGCGCAATCGGTCAACCCGAAGATCGTCGTCGAAGTCGGCGTGTACGCTGGCGCACTGTCGGCCATGCTCGCGACGATCCCGAGCATCGAGAAGCAGTTCATCGTGGACTCGTGGGAAGGTGGCTACAGCGGTTTCGACCAGAAGCACATGGACGGGATCGCAGCCGGCGTGATCGCGTGGAGCGCCGCGCAGCCGAAAGTCATGGTGCACCGCATGCGTTCGATCGAAGGCGCGAAGGGGTTCGCCGATGAGTCGATCGACTTCTTCCACACGGACGGCGACCACTCGCTCGAGGGCATCACGTCCGACATCCGCGCATGGCTTCCGAAGGTCAAGAAGGGCGCGGTCCTGTCGGGCGACAACTACGAGATCCCGGCAGTCGCGGCCGGCGTGAAGAAGCTGCTGCCGCAGCACAAGCTGCTCGCCAACGGGCGCCTGTGGTGGGCTGTGAAGTGAACACGGCTTTCAAACTCACCGAAGGCGCGGGGCCGCTCGTGGTGCATCGCGCCGATCAGCTTCAGGCCCCGCGTGCTGAAGAACTGTTTGGGGGCGCCGGCCTGCTTGCAGTCGACGGCATCGAGTGGGACGCCGACCTGAAGCTGATCCGCACGGCGCTTGTGAAAAAGAAGCGCAAGTTCAAAGAGCCGTTCATCGAGAAAGACCCGCCCAAGGAGGTGCGCAAGGAGCTGCGCAAGCTCGAGGCGCACGCCGAGCGGCTGTTCGCCCAGCTATACCCTTCGTTCAAGTCCGTCGAGACACGCGTGTCGTTCCGGCCGATGATCACCGGCCCCGAGCCACTGCACTTCGACACCTACGGTGGCGAGGCCCCGATGGTGACGGCCTACATCAACGTGTCAGGCGTGCCACGTGTCTACGGCATCGGGCCGAACTTCCCGGCGCTCTTGAAGACGCACCCGAAGACCATGCGGTCGCTTGCCGAAGAGGGCGGAGACCTGAGCTACATCCTGCGCCAACTCACGGCTGCAGACAACGGGCCGCTCGATTCCCGTGCACCCCGCCATCGGGTCGAGTTCGCCCCGGGCGCGATCTGGTTCTTCAACGCGAAGACCGTGAGCCACGAGGTGATCTACGGCACCGGGGCGCTCGGGGTCTCGTGGGAGTGCCCCGACTGCGGTGCACCGATGCAAGCTGATCTTTTGAAGGAGTTGGGATGAAACTACAGGCACTCTTCAGAGTGCGTGAAAAGCTCTCTTGCTTTTTCGACCCGTGCGTTCCAAGCAAGCTCGGGCGTTTCAAAGCGCCCGATGTTGATGAGGCGCCGGTGGTGGCGGATAGAAGCACGCCACTTTCGACTCTCTTTGTCGAAGTGCACCCCCCGATAGCCCGACTTGTTATCACTGCGGCGCTGCACGTTCTCCATGTTTTGCTTGTGCGTTGCTGGACGAAGGTTATTCCACCGATTGTTCGCCAAGTTCCGGTCCTCGTGATCTATCTCGTGCTCAGGCCATTCGCCCGTCACGTAGCACCACGCAGCACGATTCGCGCGCAGTATCTTGCCGGCAATACCGATAACGTGGTACCCCCGACTGTTCAAACACCCCGCGATGTCACCGGGCTTCTTTTGGTTCACGTTGAGCGGCGCGAGCCACATAAACCAGCCGAGATCAGGGTCGTAGTGCAGCATCTCGCGAAGCTGCTCGGACGTGAGAGAATTTCTGTCAGTCATGCCGCATCCTTCTACCAAAGGTGGGGTGTGATCAGAGCCGCGACGGTGTTTCCAGCACCCCGCGGCTCGCTTATTTGAAGGTCCGATTATGCCAACTAAATTCGTCGATGGGTGGTTCTGGCCCGATCAAGAGCGGCACCTTATCGACTGGATGGCCGACCCGAAGAATCGCATGGTTCTGAACGGCCGGTCAGCTTACCAAGGCCGGAAACAAGTTTTGCTGCTTCAACATTGCCCGGCAGATCGACGCGGCACCTTCATTGATGTGGGGGGTCATGTGGGGACGTGGGCGTGGAACTTCGTGCACTGGTTCAAGCGCGTCGAAGCCTTCGAGCCTGTACCAACCCACCGCGAGTGCTTCGAGAAAAACACGCTTGCGATGGCGGACAAGATCATGCTTCATCCTTTCGCCCTCGGCGACCGGCCGGGGCGCGTATCGATCCGCGTTGATCCCCTGAGCACGGGCGGCAGCTTCGTGCAAGGCAAAGGAGAAGTCGAGATGCGAACACTCGACAGCTTCAATTTCGAGAACGTGGATTGCCTCAAAATTGATTGCGAAGGGTTCGAGCAGTTCGTACTTCACGGCGCGGAAACGATGCTCACGGAATGGAAGCCTGTTATCTGCGTTGAGCAGAAAAGAGATTTCCCGGTGAAATTCGGCCTCAAGCCCCTGGGCGCCGTGAAGTACCTCATCGGCCTGGGCTACAAGGTCGTTGGCGAGATCAGCGGTGACTACATCATGAAGGTGCCGGGGTGAGAGTTCTCATCGGCTACGACTCCCGCGAGCACGAAGCCGCAGCCGTTGCGGTCAAGTCTCTGCGCCACGTCACGAACGGTGAGATCGAGCCCGAGTTCCTGTGCGAGCCCAAGCTACGAGACCAGGGCCTGATCTGGCGGCCGTTCGATCGCCGCGGCGGGCAGGGCTACGACCTGAACGGCAACGAGACCTTCTCGACCGAGTTCAAGTTCACGCGGTTCCTGTCCCCGCTGCTGGCG